CACAATCAGCGGAAGCCTAGATTGGGCAACCGCGTTAGTCGTAGCGTAAGGAGAAACAATTGAGCAATCCAACGAGCAATTTTGGATGGCAAATGCCAACACCGACAGATTTGGTCACGGATTTGCCGGCTGATTTTGAGGTATTTGGTCAGGCGGTTGATTCATCGTTGGCCGATCTTAAAGGTGGCACATCAGGTCAGGTGCTCTCAAAGAATTCAAACACCGACATGGATTTTGTTTGGGTTACATCAGATGATGCAAATGCAATCCAAAACACCATTGTGAACGCAAAAGGTGACATCATCGGTGCCAGCGCAAATGACACACCAGCGATCACGAGCGTGGGCGCAAATGACACAATGCTTGTTGCTGATAGCACTGCTGCAACTGGACTTGCTTACAAATCCGCCACGACGCTTTATCCGTGGGCGGCTTACACTTTCACGCCAAGCGGATTGACAGTTGGAAACGGCACTTTAGTTGCTCGTTATCAGCAAATTGGAAAGTTAGTAAACCTTGAAATTGACTTCTTATTTGGTTCAACTTCAGCAATTACAGGAATTGTTGTTTTTGGATTACCAGTTACGGCAAAATTGGGAAGTTACACGGGCGCAGGTGTTGTGGCTTATGGTAAATACGCCGTAGGAAATTATCCAGGAACCGCCACATTGCAAACAACCAGCAATTTTTATTTGGGTTGTATTCAAACATCCGGCACTTATGGATTTGAAAATGTAATAAGTTCTACTGTTCCTTTTACTTGGGCAAATCAAGACAGAATTACTGTCAGAATGACATACGAGGCAAACTAAAATGACATTTCAATTTCACCCAGCATACCCAGACGCCAACAATGAGCAAAATTGGGAACAGATTAGATTGTGGCGCAATGCAAAATTGGCTCAATCTGATTGGACACAGCTACCAGATAGCCCAGTCGATAAAACAGCGTGGGCAACTTACCGCCAAGCTTTGCGCGATTTGCCAGCTCAAGGCGGATTGGCTGATGATGCGGTATTTCCAACCGCGCCATGAGTAATTTCCCACAAGGCACATTGCCGCGTTTGATTCAGGTTGCGCTGGCCGAGGTCGGCACAGCTGAAACGGGCAACAATGAGACAAAGTACGGCAAATTTATGAAAGCCGACAAGCTGCCATGGTGCGGCTCGTTTCTGAATTGGTGCGCGGATCAAGCTGGTGTCAAAGTGCCAAATGTGGTGAGCACCCGTGCTGGAGCTGAGGCATTTGAAAAATCTAAACAATGGCACACAACACCAAAGATTGGTGATTTCGTTTTCTTTGATTTCATCATCGATGACAAAACGACAATCAATCACATTGGCTTGGTGATCCGTGCATCAGAAAAACAGATCGTGACCATTGAAGGCAACACATCAGCTGGTGCAAGTCAGCGCAATGGTGGAGAAGTCATGGTGAAATCAAGAGCTTTGGGAGCACGCTCATTTGTGGTCGGTTACGGCCGCCCAAACTATGAGCCTTTTTCTGGTGATTTACCAGATCGACCAAAAGGAGAAAAATAATGGAGCAAGCAAAAGCAATTGCAGCATCATGGGCGCGGTCGTACATCGCAGCAGCTTTAGCCGTTTTTATGGCAGGCGGATCATTGGAGCAAATGGCAATGGGTGGCGTGGCAGCTGTTGTGCCGGTCATTTTGCGTTGGCTCAATCCAGCTGATAAAGCTTTCGGATCAACGGGGAAATGATCCCGAAACTACGCGCGGCAGGTTTAGCTTTGATCCTTTCGCTAAGCCTTGCCGGGTGTGGTTATCAAGGTTGGGTGCGGTACCCATGCCAAGAGCACGAAAATTGGGAAAACCCAGAGTGCCAAAAACCACAATGCAAAGTCACAGGCACTTGCACAGAGGATGTGATTGGTGATGGCCTCGAAAAATAAAGAGCGATTAAGTCAAGAGGAAATCAAGGCACGGCTCATGTTTCTCATTGGCGCGGTTTTGTCATTTGTGTTTTTAATTGTCACATTGGGCATCACATACGCATTGATCTTTGTGACACAGCCCATTGGGGCACAAGCTCCCAATGATGCAGCTTTCATTGATTTGCTCAAAACCTTGGCGATTTTTCTCACCGGGTCATTGGGTGGGGTTTTAGCATCAAACGGACTCAAAGATAAGCACAAATCAGAGTATGAAAAAACCATTGAAAAGCGTTTTGGCGGTAGCGACACGCCATGATTTAGGCGTGATTGTTGAAAATGTCAGGCATTGCTGTCACTCTCTATTTCGGGAGCTGATACGCGGCTCCCAGAATCGGGAGCAACAAAATGAACGAAGCATCAATTGTGATTGCAATGGTGATCGCTGGAGCCTTATGGGCGGTCATGTCTTATTCGGTCGGATTCAAAGAAGGCCATCGACAAGGCTATACACGAGGCCGGGCTGTATCTCGCCACATCTCTCAGCTCAATGAGAAGGTGGAAAACTAATGGCCGGATTTCTAGAAAACTACGAAGGCAACAAAGAGCGCACAGATCGTTGGATTGCCACATTTGCAAATGGCCGACTTGAGGCACACATTGTTGAATTTAATGCCGACAAAGGCTTTGTGCTGGTACAAGCTAAGGCTTGGCGCAATCAAGATGAAACAGAGCCGGCTGGTGTTGATTACGCTTTCGGCTATCGTGAGGCGTACAACCCAAACATGAAACGCTGGTTTGTTGAGGATACTGTCACATCAGCTTTGATGAGAGTGATGGCCTTGGTTATGGGTGGCACAGAAAAGGCCACAAAAGAGACCATGGAGCAAGTCAAAGTCAATGATGCAACAAAGCCGGTTGAGCATGATTATTGGACAACCAAATTTGGCGAATTGCCAAGCTACAAAACAGCGGCCGAGGCAGAGCAATCTGGCATCCCATGACTTGGATCATCGATGGATGAGATTGCCAAGCAATTGGGTGGAGAGCTTGTACAAGAGGCACCGCAATGCTCACACGGGCACCGCGTTTGGCGCACCGGCACATCGGCCAAAACGGGGAAGGATTGGGCTAATTTCTCATGCGTTGGAAAGAAACCGGATCAATGCGAACCGCTTTGGTATGTATTCACCAGCCGTGGAAAATGGGAACCACAAGTATGAGCGATTACATGGAAATCCTCAATCCTCAAACAATGACCGGGCGTTTGTACTTTCAAGGCGAGGTGCTGGAGGAGTACAAAATTGAACAATGCGATAAATGCTCAAAGCTTGTCAAGCTTGATTCATTTGGATACCAAAAAGGTTTTGACCAGCACGAAAAGGTGATTTGGTTTTGTGGTGATTGCCGATGATCACACGCATGGAGGAGATTCAATGCATCATTGCTGCCATTGATCATTGCAAGGATCGGGAGGCTGATCACAGCTCACGGATTGTGCGTAATTTGTCATGGTTTGAGTTTGTTGCACAAAATGCTGAATCTATGGTGTCTGAATGGGTTGTGGCAAAAGCTTTGGGATACGACTACAAGCCCGGTATGACATGGGACAAAGAAAAAGCCGATGTGGGCGAGCACATTGAGGTCAAATGGTCTCCCAATCCTCACTCAAACCTTTGGATTCAGGAATCAGATCGGCATGATCGTGACATTGCGGTGCTGGTTACAGGCAACTCTCCTAAAATGCACATCGTTGGCTGGATTCCGGTTGCCGTGTGCAAAAAACCACGCTATCGAAACCAATCACAAAACAATTGGAGCGTGCCACAAATTAACCTTCAACCAATTGAAACCTTGATGAGGAGCAATTATGCACATCCTTCAATTTGATTGTTCGATCTGTTCAAAGCTTTACGGAAAGCCTAAGCAACGCCATGGCCTTAAAAAAGGTGCTGAACTCACAGAGCATGAGTGGTTCGCACAATGCATGAGCTGTGGCACATTTGGCATCAAGATTGTTGATGATTCAAGGATTGAGGAGATGTCTGATGGCCACTTATGAATTCAAATGTGATCAATGCGGCACGATGGCAATCATCAATCGATCCATCGATAGTGAAGGCGATGTCGATGCTGGCAATTGCATGGCCTGTGCGATTCCAATGACACGCATTTGGTCAGCAATACCAGCTGTATTCAAAGGCACCGGATGGGGTAGCAAATGAAAAAGTTATCCACAACCTTCATCCACAGCCTGTTGGAAACGCCCAAGCGCACGCTCAATGTTGCATCCTGTTTGCGTGCCTTGGTACGCTCCATGCTCGTGGGCGAGCCGCTGAGGCGGATAGCTCGCAAGCGATGCTTGGTGCTATTGGCCGTGCTATGTGTTGTTAGCACAACACCGGCAAGTGCCACAAACGATGCAAAAGCAAGCATTGATGCATTGAAACTCTATGCACACTCAAGGATTGTTAATTACAAAGAATTCCAATGTTTCAACACATTGATTACAAAAGAAAGCAATTGGCGTGTTGAGGCAATCAATCCAAACGGCAATCACTTTGGTTTGGGTCAAATGAGAAACACCAAGTATCGCAACCTTGATGGGTATCGCATGATTGATTGGACATTGCGATACATCGATCACAGGTATCAAGGCAAGATTTGTGATGGTGCTTTGGCACATTGGCGAAAGCATGGGTGGCATTGATGTCAAGAGCATGGAAAGGTGGCAGCACAAGCCGATGGCGTAAGCTGAGAGAAGCTGTGCTCAAGCGTGATGGATGTTGCCAGATGTGTGGCCAGACTGAAGGCCCAATGCACATTGATCATGTAATACCTAAGAGATTGAACGGGAGCGATGAATTGTGGAATTTAAGGCAATTGTGTCAAAAGTGCAATTTGGTCAAAGGTGGTCGTTTTTTTGAGGCGGATGGAACAC